CTGACTTATTGCTGTTGTTAAAAATATATTGAACTTCTTATATTTATCCCACATTGAACGGCACAACTGACGCATATTTACATTATTCAGAGTGAATTCCGTTGCACCAGAATTGATTATACCCAAATTTGTTTGCGATGTTGTGAGTCCAAATGGGTTTATAAACAGCGTTGCTTTTGGGACTTTGTAAATGGGTTTTATAAAAAAACCGATTGTGCCTCTGGGATTGCTTCCTGTAAATGTAAAAGCAAACGGTGCTGAGTTATCAAAATTTTTCAAATTAATTGTTAGATTAACATTGTCGCCATCTCGTTTGAATTGAATTGGGGCGTAATTCGAATACATCATTGAGTTGTGTGTTGATGCCGCAGTTGCGAAAATAATTGTTCCTAGTATTGGCGATTCTGTTGTTATTCCCATTCTATCTGTGCTATTGCTGTTTTTGGTTGCACTATTGACAAAATTGAGTCCATTCATTTGAAACAGACAAATCCTGGCATTTCCCGTTATGCTTCCAATCCCAATATTATTATTAAACGCCCATTGGATTTCAAAATCCTCGTGTTTATCCCAGAAATTGCGGCACAAGCGTCTCATATCAAACGCAGAATAATTATACTCTTTGCGGTCTGAACTTACTGTGCGACCCACTTGCGATGATATTAATGAACTCATATTGAATCCAAAAAACGCACACTCATTCATTTGACCTGGTATGACTGGTTCAAATACCAAATGAAATGCTACATTATTATAAACATTACCTGCTGGGACCGTTCCAAAAGTTCCAGGACCACTTGTTTCCTCTACGCTCGTAATTGTAAAGTTCAAATCCACTATGTCAGAAGATTTACGAAAATTATAACTCTGTCCAGTATTTGTAATAAATTGATTTTGTGCGGAGGTTGTCTGGACATTAAAGGTCGCAATCGCCACAAATTGTTGACTCATATATGCCGTATCATAATGGAGATTTTCCCAAGTAAGACCCGCCATATTGTAACAGATGACTCCGTATGCTGAGTTTGAAGTTGTTACTGTTCCAGCTGTTGCTGCCGACGCAACTTTCATACAAAACACATCATATTTATCCCACGCAGCACCAAGCACATTTCGCATATTGATATTTGAGAAGGTGAAGTCTGACTTTGAAGCATTAATCGTGCATTGATTTGTTGTTGAACTTGTTGATAATATCAATGAACCACTTTCACTAAGCATTTATATTATCATTATATATTCTTTTTAGAAAAAAGAATTACAAAAAAATTAAGGAGGGGTCGTAGGGGAACCTTGGTTCCCTACTCTTTGATTCCCACAACGGCAAATGTCAAACTGAATTGATTCATTTGTGAATTGAGTGCCGCTCCTCCACCATTTAAGGTAAACAGTTGAAACGCTAAATCTACATTCTCCGATTCAGGTTTTCTAAAGCTGATTAAACTGTCAGGCACCGCAAAACTATCACTGTCTGCCGATGATGCAGTTGTATATCTGAATATTGGTGTATATGCTACACTTTGCGAAAATGTAGATGATGTAGTTGTGCTTAAACAGTTAATAAATTGGAGTCCCTGTATTTGAAAAAACATAAACCGCTGGCTTGCGCTTAGTGTTGTTGCCGTTTGTCCTACTCCAATATTCGAGACAACCAAATTGAACTTATCATATTTATCCCACATCGTCCCAATGATGCGTCGCATATTTACATTTGTGAAAGTAAAAGTGGTAAATGTTGAGTTCATAGTTCCAAATGCATTTGTCGCACCTGCCGACAAGATTTGCGTTGTTAGTGTAAAGTTTGCCAACTCATTTTGATACAAATAGTTGAACGGGTTTTTATAAATCTTATCTTTTTGGAATGGCGCAAATGTCAAGAAAAAAGTATGAAGCGATAAAGTTGGAACTGCGGCATCATCACGAGCAAATGATATAGTGAGCTCTATTTTTGCGTTATCTGGTTTTATCATTACAAACTCTTGTATATTAGCATTTTTGCCACCGAGACTAAAGGGGTCAAGCTGTTGAACTGATTGACTGAAAATATCAATTGCCGTATTAAAACCTGCTTGCTTGCCCTGATATGACGCTGGAATTAGATTTAACCCATTTACAAATAGCGTGTCAATACCTATGCTTCCTGTTGACAGATTTACAAACCCAAAATATACTTTGAACGCCTCATATTTTTGAAACATTGTTTCGCCTAAAACCAGTCGCAAATCTACAAAAAATGTGTATTCCGTGTTGGTAGAGTTTCGTATTCCTATTTGGGATATTGTAGTTTCTACATTTGCTCCATAGAGCCATAATTTTGCTACTTCTTGGTTCATTTATAATAACACTATATTATTATTATAAATGTTTATTTCGGCTTCTTATGTGTTAGATACTGACTTTTTGCAGTATGTGTTAAACCCGTCATTAGACGGCCGTCTCCCGCTTTGTGAGTCGGCATAAAACTTGGATAAATCTTACCGCTTGGTAAATAGTGAACGCTCTTTTTTCCCATTATACTCTTGGGTGAGATTTTAATATCTGGCATACATTACGCCATTTTCCATGACTAGCACTTGATCGTAAGCGGCAAACGCCGTTTGGAGAAGGGTGACGTTGCCTGCAGGCACGTAATTTCCGATGAAGAAAATGTCGCTGGTGTTGGTGTTGGTTCCGGCAAAAATGGAACTCTTATCCGCATTCTGGTAAATCTCCATATCAATGCCTACAATGAAGCTGCCCGAATCGGCGGTTTTTGCAAGGTCAGCACTTGAAATTGTGGTAGGGACATTAAGCTCATAAGAAATCAAATCAATCGACGGTTGCAAGTTGAGGTCAGCAAGAGAACCAAAGCATTTCACTGCCTCATTGTAAAATTCTGGGACAGATGTAGGCTGAGTCGAAGGTAGCACTTCTGACCCCACGCGGAAAGAATAACTGCCTAAGCCAAACTTGCAGTGAGACATAGGGTATAGGCCAGTAGTTCCCGTGGTTGTGCGACCAGCAACAAAGATGTTCTTGAGGGAACTGAACTTGGCGGGAATTGGAAAACTGACTTGCGTTCCTGCAGTGGTAATGGCTGCACTGTTGGTGTAAGACCTGTAAGAAGGCAAGACCATCTGCATGGGGCTTGAAGAACCAGCCCTAATAGCAGAAACGGCACTATCGGGCAGCTCCAAGAATTCGCCGCAGTAATTTACGCCACTAAAAACAAAAGTGGGGGCCGTAGCAGAGCCAGCAACTAACGCAAGAGACGACACAAGATTTGATTTCAAAACAATTTCTACTCTGAGTGGGGCCGCAGTAAGCTCGAACAACGGCAAGTATGAGGCTCCAGCGAGGGAACCTACCATCGAAACAAGGTTAATAGCAAAGGGGACAGCGTGGCCCGCAGTAGTAACAGAAGTAGAAGCCCCACGATTTACACCACGGGGGTTAATAACAGCGTTCTGGGTGTAGGCAGAGGCCGTGTTTGATGTAACAGTCCATTCAGGGTTGGTTCCACTTGTAACAGAGAAGCGTCCCTTGATGGTGTCATCAGGTGCCTGATAGTCGTATAAAATCTTGGCGAGCTGGGAATAATTATCAATATCTTCACAGATAATACCACGCTATAACTAACAAGCATTTCCTCTTGTTAAGCGTCATACCTTTTTAAATGGGGTATGCACCCTCTCGGGTGGGGTTAGACTATATCTTAAGCATCATCAGGTTGATTAGACCATCATTTGACGCCCACAGGCATTTAGTCGTTGAACCGCCTTCATATCCTATCATAACGGACTTAGAAGACTGGCTGCGGATTGCCCTATAATATGAACCTTTTTACTATACCTTATGTTATTAGCATAAGCCACCATAATGTTTCCAATATGGTTTAGTATTTCATATCTTGAGGGGTTTCCCGCAATTTGGATGTGTTGCCCTAAATAGGACTTGCTTATCTTTTAATAAACATTTACTCCCTGAAGGTTAAGGAGATTAGACCCATGGAAAACCCTGATTCTCTGGATGAAACCGTGAATGCCACACGACTCGAAGGTTCCAGCGGAAGCATCAGCAGTAGCACAGGATAAAGTAAGTGTGCCTCTCAAATAAGACTCGGAAGGGATAAGGCAAGTGTTGGCGCGCGTGGGGATATTGATAGTAATTGTGTCATTGGGAACGTAGTTGCCGGTGCCCGACTGGGGCTGTACCTGTGTCAAATATCTTCGGGCGCTGGCTGACTCAACCTTGCTCTGAAACTTCAAATTGGACGGTATCATTTTATATATTGTAGTCCGACTTTTTTTTAGAATCAAAACATTTAAATTGTCTAAATGTTTTGCGTTTATCGCTTCAAGACATTTCTCTCAAGACCCGCCGATATTTTTCTTTCAAGGGCTTGTGCAACTTGTCTGGCCGCCGGCCTTTCTAATAGAGGAATTTTTGAGCCAAGTCTCATTTTTCCTAGGGGCATTTTGAAGCCCATCATCGCTTTTCCTAAAGGTTGTTTATAGCCAATCATTATATCATATACAAACATTTAAAAGGAACTACGTGAATTTTATGCAATCCAATTGCAAAGTCATCTGGTAATTTATCCCATTCAGGTCTATCAGGTTTCCATCGTTCGACAACAACTGTATCTGTATCTGGTCCAATTTATTCACATACAAATTTGTTCTAAAGTTATTGGGGTTCTGGTATGTGATTACGCTAAAAGGCGCCACATACACTGGGATTGTTGCTAATATATTGTTCTCATTGGGTGCCGCTACATTTACATTGTATGTAGGGAAATTTATCTCTACATTGATGGCGCGAATTTGATTGAGATTTACGCAGTCTCTCCCGTATAGTAAATTGGCAGTTGAAGTGGTATTAGTCGTTTTAGAGAACCCGAGCACATGATTTATTGTCGCTGCATATATTATAAAGTTACTTGTAGAATGAGTGATAAGAATTTTACTGGTTATACTGCTGTAACTTATTGTATAAGATGCACCCATTGCATTTTTGATAACATCTATAAACTGTGTTATATTGTAATTTCCGGGTTCTACATAATATGTGTTTATAGACCCATCTACAAGCCCCCAGCTGAAGGTGTTGTCAATAGCACTGATGCTGTAGAAACTGTAGGGGATATTGGCGTTCTGTAAGGACAAATAGATGTGGTGGCCATCTGGGATTTCTATGACCGGCAAATAATAAATGCAGTTAGCCGTGTTTCCATTTACGGTGTCATTTGCATATCTGGAATTTAAATATATTTGGATGCTTTCGATATGTTCCATGGTTTATATTATAGGTATATTTAAAAGGAACTGGTCGTTCCTTTTTCAATCCATACTAAATAGGGGGTCGTAGGGGGACAAAGTCCCCTACTTTTCTGTAATCTCCAGGTGGTTTCCGTTCTTATAAAATTTCTCCTCAAATAAGTCTAAATCCATGTGTTGATACGGTTTATCAAATACATAATCATAGAGGGTCTTTGCGTCCTGTTCCGACATTTTTAAGAGTTCCTTTGTAATGGTCGACCATTCCTCTTTATTTCTCACACCACTAAAGATACTGACCCAAGTCAGCTGTTTCCTCAGTATCTTCGGGTAATACAGATAACTCTGAACTGTAAAAAGGAAACAACAATTCAAATGCCTCGCTTTGATTAGCATTGAATTCAGTTTGGCAAGCAGATGTTTATCTTTCAAATTGTTTGCAAAATCATCTATGATGACCAGGGAGTATTCCGGCATATCATCTTCTTCCCGATCCTCTTTGATTTTTGTGAGTTCTTCTCGGATATCATCTAATGCTTCCGTTGTCAATTCGTGGTGCACCTTATCGTGCTTTTCAAATGGGTGCTTCTCTACACTTAAGAATGACGACGATGGGCAGAAATACCAAATGTGGTGGAACTTCTTTTTATAAACCGTTTTCATTTGGGTTAAGAGGTGGCTCGTCTTTCCACTGCCTCCCGAACCTATGTAGAGGATTATCCCTCCGTTCCGTCGGGCAATCCCCTCTACAATATCGGGGACATATATATCCATGGTTTCTTTTATGGGCTTTGTAGTGGGCATTTTATCATTGGCTACTTCGTGAATTTCGAGGGGCATTATAATATAGTATGAGAGATTTAATTAAGCTTTAGACATTTTTTATGTTTCCATATTATATAATGTCAGACGAACCCCTAAATGATGATGCAGTCCTTACCAAACCAAAGCAGAAAAAACCACGCTCCGATGCACAACAGGAGGCCACTAAGAAAATGCTTTTAGCCCGTGATGAAAAAATGAAGACCACCACTCAGAAGGCCATTAAGAAAGCAGTCGTCGAACATCTGAATAGTTCGGCTCCGCCAAAGGTCGTTTCCGAGAGCGAAGAGTCGGAAGCTTCCGAGCCTGAACCTGAGCCAATTAAGAAGAAGGTGAAAGCGGTAAGCAAAGCTGTAGCTCCGCCAGAGCCGGCCCCTCCAAAGAAGAAGGAACCTAAAGTCATCTATCAGGAGGAATCCGAATCCGAGGAGGAGGTGGTCATTGTAAAGAAGAGGAAGAAGCCAAAGAAGAAGACCATCATTTACGAGGAGTCCGAATCCGAGGAAGAGGCTCCGCCGCCACCAAAGCCAAAATCCCGTGAAACCAAAACACAGCAGAATGCACGTTCCAGTTTTAAAGTTACTGTTCCTGAGGTCAAATCCAAACAGCCGGTTTATTATTTCGCCGATTAAAATATATTTTAATACTATACGAATGGATACTATTAAAGAACCAGTCAATGACCTTGAATGTAGAGAACCTTTAGAGGTGCAACCCCAACGCATCGAGCGGAGTGTAAGTATGTTCGCTATAACCAACGAGGAAGAGAAACGCTTTAGGGGTATCCTACTCTCCATCGGTGTAGGGGGTCTCCTGCTCCTTACTGGGTTTGTTATTTATGAAATCGTTAATTGAATGGCTGCATATTCCAGCAGTAATTCAATTTTGAAGAATGGGATATAGTGGCTTTCAGTTGCTTTAATTAAGGGGGTCGATGAAAAAGATTTTCTATGCAAAAAAGGGAAAAGTGGCAAAATGGCGAAATTGTAAAAATCCTTATAGAAAAATGACAATTTCGCCAAATCGCCACTTTTTCTAAAACGTTTAATTTTCCTCCAAACATTCAATTTGTTCATCATCAATAATAAAAGGCTGTATCTTCAATGTGGTTCTTGCGCAGTTTTTACAAATATTATATAAATCGTCTATCCAAGGTTGCAATTCTGAATTAATAGAATATGAAATATGTTTATCATCACCAAATTGTGTGCATATAATATTGGATTTAAAAGCTGTATTCATAATAGACTTGAATATCTGGTTCTTAGAACTTGTCTTTGAAAGGGTTCGGAACTTGAACTCCTTGAATATACGTTCCACCACGTCGGCGGACATCTTTACTTGTTTTCTATTGGCTGGTGCTGTAAATATACTTGTCCATTTGTTATCTGTTTTAATAGAATCAAATACAGATTCCTCTCCGGCGTGGTCAAGAAGTCAATCTATAATGCCGAACATATTAAGGTTCCAAGCATTTTGTAATATATGTGTAATTGACAACTCATCTTCATTTTCATTGGTAATTTCAAATTTTAAATTGAAGTAATATTTTTTAAGTTCAAATTTCATATACATAGGACAGTCCTGTTGCATAATGAGACCTTCAATTGTATTGGCTTGTGCTGGCGTAATTTCATCGATATTTTCATAGCGGTATTCAAAATTGTTCTTTGAATATTCCTCCATTTCTTTTGTTACCTCTTTATCAATAATATATTTGTCTCTTTTCATCTTGTAGGGTGCTTTATGACAAAACAACTCAAAAGTCTTTCTGCGTGGTGCATTATCCTCAATAATAGAATCCTCGTATAATTGACTATATACAGGGCATTTCATTTCTTTTCTGTCATCAATATAGCATTCTTGATTTGATTGGCGACCCAAATAGTAAACATCAATTTCGTTGGTCGAGAAATTTCTGATACGGGCGGAAACTTGAATAGATTGACGAGGTTTAACAAAAGAAGCCAAAAACATAATGACCTTATCAAAACCTTTCATATCAAAACTTACGCCGCACGTGACAACCTGATTAACAATAACACAATCAAAATCTGCCCAAGTTTTATTTACGTCTTGCAATCCATCTTTAATTTTATCGTCTGTATCTGCATTGTATGCAACAACCTTACAATTCGCACGACTTTTTATCATGTTTGCAATTTCGTCCATACTAAAATGTCCGTTTCCAGCACGTTTGTAAGGATAAAATATAAATACACGTTTTTTGGTTTTTATGAATTCTATAATATTGTGAAGGGCATTACTCAATGAATCCTTATCCGAAATTTCTTCGTCATTGGGTGAATGGAATATGATTTTCTTTTCAGGTTTTACGTTGGGCTGATAAACAATATTAATAGAACACTCTGGATTAATCAAACGTATCAAATTAATGGTCTTCATAGTAATAAATGCATCAATCAAAATAAGCTTCTTAGAATGCAAAATAAGATTTTTTAAAACCGCAAAGTTCTTGCTTTTATTTTCTCCCATAAAATCGCCCATAAATGCATCGACAACAGATTCGATTTCGTCAATAATCAAAGTTCCATAGCGTTTCTCAAAGCTAATGTAATGTAGCGAATTTGCACAAATACATAAATTTTTGGCTGAATTCAAAGCTCCCTCTTTTTTAGCCTTTGCATTAAACGACAAATAATTTTTACATTCGACGTCAGCTTTTTGTAGTCTATCAAGGGTTCCGGCAACTAATGCTTTATTGTGTGCAATCCAGCAAAACCCTTTGTACCCCCACATTTTCAAATAATCTATTGTTTGAGCGGTTTTTCCTGACCCCATTGTCAAATGCAGAATAGTTGCCTTAAAATCTGGGTTATAATGGTCTTGGTTTAATCTCTCGATCGGGGTAATTGTAATATCAGTCGGCATATTGAATTGGTTGGCAAATGCCGTCATGTGTAAATCTCGTTTCAGGGCTGGATAATAAAATTGCAAAAGCTTCTTCATTTGTTCTAAGCTAAAAGGTGGGTATTTTTGTAATCCATTCCACATACTGCGTCCGTCGGCTCTATCTGTCCAACCGGCCCACTCGCAATACTCATTATAAGTAATTCCGTTATAAAATGCAAAACGAGCCAAATCGTGCAAATATTTAAACTCAAAATCGTCTTTATTGTTTTTGTAAGGGCAAAGCATCAACATATCTATTGGTTTCATTCCAAACCAATTTAAATCAGCGGGTG